CTCTTTTTCCAACTTCCTTAGTTTTCGACCGCCCATTTTATGAAAATGAATAATCTTAGAGTTACCGCGTTTAATAAAAATACATTCTACATATCGCTCATCGTTTACGGGTAACCTTTTAAATAAAATCAACGAATTTTCATGCCTCTTGGAGTTGTCTGCGTAGTAGTCAGGAGCTTCCAAAGTATCCTCAATAAACGAAAACTCATCTTTAGACATCTCATGGCCGTGCTTGTTTAAAATCCTACGTAGAGACCTTCCCTCAATATATACATTTGAACCGTCAAGCAAAGGATTGTTGTTTATCTTGGGTAATTTACCTAGATTAAAATTATCAAAATCATTAAATTTAGTAACGCCTTTATCATAAAAATCTGTTATAGCTTTTCTAAAATTGCTAATATCCTTATCTTCAATCGGTTTTATGTACTCAAAATCTCGCTTATAGCCCTTAACGTAAAGCCTTTCAAGATTCTGCTTAAGCCCCGCCTTACTGCAAAACCTTGCGTATCGTTGCTCTTTTGCCTTAATAGCCGCTAGCCTTGTCTCGTCTCCGCCTATGTACTGCCTCTTGAGCTCTCGTAGTTCCCTCTCGAGTCGCCTCTGTACCTGCGTTGCTTGATAGTATGTATAAGTGCGTTCATCAACCGTTACTGGTTCTGGGTCCTTTACGATTGGATTCGGTTCAGATATTCCCTCTAAAAATGGGTAAAAAGTATGTCTGCAGTTATATCCACACAAGCCTAATGGGTCGTCCGGATACCCCGTAACGTCAGACAGCTTATATATCTTGTAGCCTAGTCTCTTCTCTTCCTCCGGATGTTGTCTACCGCTTATGCTGTACACTCTTCCTTGCCAGTATGCGTGGTCAGCGTGTCCATCACCTTCACGGGCTCCTGCATGCGACGAAACCTCCACAAGGTCGGTTCCAAGCTGTGTCGCGTTATCCATTGATATTTGCGCAGCCATTTGACCTAACGTAGTGCGGACCGCAAGTGCAGCAGCTACATCAATACCTCTTGAGATACCCGAGCCAAAGTCAACGTGTCTGATTCCGCTTTTCTCGAGGTCTGAAACTACCTTCTCTGTTGCTTGTCCGCTTGAGAAAGCCCCCGTAGCTACGTTCATTATTGCGCTATCCATCGCATGACTAAACGCATTATCTATTCTTACGGGCGCCCCGACGAATTTAAACCCGGTAGAGTGGGTAAGGTTCTTTAGTTCATGAGCAAGTCGGTGTGATGCTGTGGTGTTTATCTCAGCCAGTTCAGAGCTGTGTCTGAGATGTCTTCCTTTTGACTTCCAGAAGGCTAAATCGTCGTTAAATGCCATTGTACCAGCACGCCCGACTATATCATCACCGTGAGCTTTTGCGTCCGCTACAAGCTGTTTTACACGGTCTCTGACAGCCCTCTTGTAATCGAGTGTGTTCTTCGCAATCATAGCTTGATATTCTTTATCCGCCTTTAGCTCACGCATGACCTTGTTGCGAATCTCCATCGGCTTGTATCCCATAGCCTCGAGAGTCTTTGCCTGTAGTTCTGCGGTCTCTGTCCAACGCTTTCCTTTCCGAACTCTACGAGCAATGTCTTGTATGACGTCCTGCTCTAGTTCCTGGAACAGCGGTATCATTTCCGCAGATAACTGCTCCTTCTGTCTATCGGATAGCATATCGAATTACTCCTCTATAGGTTCGGTTGGGTCCGCCTCTGCTCCGCCTTCGTTGTACCACTTTGTCGCATCCGCTTCGGATAAGTTGTACTTCTCCATAAGGTAGTTGATAACCAGTTTCGGAAGTCCGAACGTTTGCGCATCTTGACGCATCGCTTCAAGTTCGCTCTGCCTGTCGATGATAAAACTGTCGTCGTATCCGATTGTTACTTCGGAATCCAGGGCATAACTAGTTTTATTAAATGCATTTGAGAACCACAGCAGAGCCGTGATTATCCCCTCTATGTAGTCGGTCAAATTCTGTCTCTGTTTGTTAAGCTCTTGCATAGAGTCTTGTTTGGTTCCGATGTATTCCGTCGCGGTCTTTATTTGACCGTTTTCAAAACTATACTTACGTGACCCATATCCAAATTTAAGAGAGAGCAGAGATAATACAAGCTCGAAGGAGCGAGTGATCTCGTCTACTCTAATTTCCGGATTAATTTCCTGTATCAGCGAGCCTTCCTCCGGAAGAGCTTGCCCCATAGACACGAACAACTTCTTGTGTTGCTTGTTCGGTGTTATTGGCTTTCCTGTTTCGTCGAACTTACAAAGAGCTTCGTTGTACAGAATCATCTTGTCGGATTTATCCAGGTCGCCAAAAAGCACGTTGAAAACCAGGTCAACGGCTTTCAGCTCCGATATAGCACCGTATAGTTTTGGCAGTCCATATCCTTGCATATCAGTGAGATTATTAACGGCCGCGGTTGTCAGCACCGCAAACGGCTTAATTTCGCCTAGCAAAACTTCGATGTGCTTATCAACTAACTCTTTACCGTTATGGTCAAGCACTACAGTAGTCGCCCTATATTCGTTATTAACAAGTTCGAAGAGTACGATAGTCGTTTGGGTCTTGCCGTTAAGCGTGTCCTCAGAAGCGAAGGCGCATTCGGTGATAATTCCCTTCTCGACATTTAGCGGAAATATACCCTTTGGAGGAACATATACAATCTCGACTTCTCCGCCTTGTAACTCTTGCGTATCAAGTACATCAGCACCAACAACTCTAATATATGCTGCAACAGTACCTTCTGCTGCGATTAGCTCTAGCTGTCTTCTGATGTTCTTTTGAAAGTTTTCTCTAGCAAAGACCTCATTGATGTAATCGCTACTCGCTCTGTCCTCGATGGTTAAATCTACAACTTCGCACAGATTCGCGTCGTCCTCACATACCCTTTTTGCAAAACCAGTTCGAGCCACTTCGTACTTCTCGCCGTTAACAGTACAACGGTCGTGGAATCCCTCTATCGGCTCTGTTCTATACCAACTGTCGCAGATGTCTATCAGCTCTAGCGCCTTGCTGTTAGTTCTGTATCCTCTTTTGTTGAGGAACTCAATAATATGCGTTCTCACTTACGTCCTCCTATAGGATGAAAATAATTTATGAAGTGACTCCATGAATAAAAGTCAGCATCGTATGTATCTACGTCCGTTGAGAAGTCATCGAGCAACTTCTCATCTTTGCTCTTGCTGTCGTACACCATCTCACTAATCGAATTTGCGATTGGTTCGCAGAAGTCCTTTACCCAGAGTAGGCGCCCGGTGTTGATTACAGCATTATAGGCAAGCACCCTGTCACTAAACTCCGTCTTGCGGCATCCTTTCACGTTAACGCCAATGCGGTTAGTCGTACTGTATAAGGCAAGTCCATTCAGTATAAGTTGCTCCGCATTGTCAACGAATGCGGCTGTTATTGGCACTCCTGGGTAAAGAGTCCGGACCTCGTTTACAAACTTTCCGAAAGTGTTATATATCTTCTCTGGATCAACTGTGCCTTTACTGTGCACAATCCGTTTGTAATATAGCCGTATCTGTTTCTCAAAGCCTTTCGTTATCCCAGTAGCGACGAATGGTGTATGTGACTTCGTTCCGCCTATGTCTATGCCGATGAATATTTGAACAAGCTTGTGTTGGCTCTTCATAAGCTCGTCGTAGCTAATTGCATACTTGTCTGCATCATCTGCGAACTGTGGATGCACAAGTCCTTCGGCTCCGACCCATAATCCTTTAATAAAGCGCTTAAAAAAGACACCAACGAATTGGCGTCTGTATCGTTCCTTTATTGCCTCCGATAACGACAAATTGTCGTCCATCGTGAAGTGTAAGTATATGAGATCCTTGTCGTCTGCCTTATCAATCCAATTAATCTTGAACCAGTGACGTGGTCTATCCGGATTGCAGTTGAACCACCACTTAGAACCCTCTACCGAGCATCTAGCCGTTGCCTGGTTAACAAAAGACTCAGGCATAAGGGCAACCTCATCGAAGAAGAACCCAGCTAGTGTAATACCCTGTACAAGGTCTTGTGACCTTTCATCCTTACCGCCGAAGATGTAATAATAATTCGTTACACCGTTGCGTCTTACCTCGAGTAGGTTGTCAGCTCTATGGTCCTTGAACCTATAGCCCCTAGCGAACAGCATAAACTTGAGTGGCTTTAGGACGTTACGCCTAAATGCACCGATAGTCTTACCAGCCATACCGAAGTTTTCGCCGCTAAACGTCTCCATCGACCACATGACGTAAGATAACGCCATCGATACGGTCTTGCCCGAACGGATAGCTCCATCCGCAATAATGCCGTTCTTATCCTGCACCGGTGACTCTGGGAGCCACCACGTAAGCACCTGCTTCTGCTTCCTGCTAAACGGTTGAAACCTAAATACTTGCGCTAGTCTTCCCATACGTCTGTAACCTCATCCTTGAGAGCTTCAATAAATCCATCGTCTTGGTAATTATCAGCACCGTCGTCTCCTTTTGCTTTAGCAGTCTGAGCCTTGATTAGATCTATGCGTGACTTCTGCTCTTCTGTCGCCATATCCCAATCACGGTGTAGCATCTCATCGTACTGCTTGATTAAGCTCCGCAGTTCACCTTGAGCCCTTGCTTGCGCTTTAAGGAAATTATTCTGCTTGTCCCAAGCCTGTTGTACTTCCCACTTTTCTCCGCAAACAGAGCCGTCCCTCTCCTCGACTCGTTCAATTGTCTTATCGTCTTTATCTTTTACATACGCAATCCTCTGCGCTCTGATAATGGCTGCATAGGCAATCTGTATCTGATGCCACAATAGGTCAAGTGGATTAGCCTTTTCAACAGCCTGTACGATATCAAGTGTTTCCTCTGGGAGGTACTTTGAAAAGAATCCGTACTTCTCGGCGTTCTTGTTACCTGGCGGCCCCGTTGCGTTCTTGTTGCCGAGTTGTGCGATAGAGTTTTTGTGTGCACCCTTTTTCTTTTTTTGTGTGCACCCTTTATGGTTCCAGTTATATCTCTTCTTCCACGACTTAACTGTGTTGAGGCTGACTCCATACTTATCGGCAATATCTTTATACTTCATGCCGGACGTATAATCCTGTTCGGCTAACTTGTGTTTATCATCTGCCAACGCCTCTCTACACTCCTTTCGTCGTTTTGTAGGTATTAAAAAAGAGCCCCGGAGGACTCTTTGCAAAATCTAACGTTTCTTAAACCTCGTGCTTTTTATAATAAAATGATGTGCCACCTTTAGCTCCACAGCAAATAACACCATTAGCACAATTTCAGTTATTATAAACTTAGGCGAGCTTAAATTTATAACATGATTTTCATTCAAAATATAAACCAAAATCATAAGAATTAACACGTTATCACATCCTTATATCTTCTCGCTTAATGTCTTCAAGGGCATCTTTAAACGGCTCGGACTCTTTTATTTCTGAAAAATCGCTTATTTTCATTTGAAGCAATCTTAATGGATCTACCTCGTACCCGGTAAAATCAAACTTCAAACTCGAAACAATAAACGCGTGATACAACAGAGTCTTTGCTGTGCCGTAATTTAAGTCCTCATCCTCGTTTGAATTTTGCTCAAGCCTACCGTTATACAAATCTGATGTGTAATTTGAACACAGAAGAATAGTTCGGGTAGAGCCATATATAGCCGTTCTAGATATTAAATCTATTGCGCCGTCGGCATCGAAGTCCTCAGCCTTATTGTCCATGTCATATAAAAAGGCAACCCAGTCTTCGAGTAGTCTAACTAAATCTTTTCCACCAATTTCTCTAAAATATGCTTCTCGTTGTAACTCTTGGCTATTTGAAGCTCTCGTTTGCTCAACCTTTAAAGCTCTATATAGCTTTGGTAAATCCTTTAAAAAATACACCATTGTTGCTAGTACTAACAAACATGCAACGCTAACGATACTCGAAAACATTTTAAAACACCTCCACAAAATCAACTTAATCCGTATTGTGATTGTATCACAAAAGAAAACCCGACACCAAACGGTATCGGGTAACACCTTATTAAGATGACTTTAAATGGATTTGTTTCAAGCAGTGCTGCAAGGGTCTATCCTCCCCCTCTCCAGCTTTGCTTGAGTATATCATAAATCAAAGAAGTGGGTCTTTTCAAGTCCTCGATAGTCTCTTTTTTAGAGAGCCCGCAAAACATCTCTATGCTTTTTAAAAACCCACGACCTAGCCCAGTGTAACGTGTCTATACACTCATTCCATTCATTGCCATTTACATACCTTGCATACACGATATCCCTCTCCAGCGGGTCGCTTAATGAATCAGCTAGTTTTGCAGCCTTGCCGACTAACACATGTAGCTCCTCTATATCTCGCTCGACTTCTGCCTGTAGGTCAACCGCCATACTCAGGCAATCGCTAGCTGAGTCGTTCACACTTGATTGTACACGCTCTTTGTACTCAATTGCTCCGCCAGTTGCTCTAGTTTCGTACAGCTCGATGCGCTGCATCTTGCGCTTGATGTGCTTGCGTAATCTAGGAATTCGCAGTAGTTCCTCTTTAGTTATCACGCTCATTGCTTTACTCCTTTGCAATCCTAATAAGCTGCCTCTGAATTTTATAGTCTTTGTAAAGTTCCACGAGTCTCTCTGCGCACATAAGGTACTTAACCTGATTAATCATAATCTCAACGTCAGCAATCTCTTCTTTGACCGATTCCTCGTCTTTAGAATCTATCGCCTCTATCAGCTCGTTGAGTTCTTCCTTGCACTTCTCTAACTGGTGTTCCTTCCCGTAATGGTTGGCTATGTATTTCAAATCTTCGTTAATCATTCTGTGCCTCCTTAATTCTCTTAATTCTTGCCTTTAGCGATTCCATGACGAACTGCTGCACGTCGTCCTTCCTCGCTAGTGCTGCCATAACATCCTCGTCTCTCGTCCCCTCACACACTAGATGGTGTATGATAACCTTCTCTGTCTGCCCTTGCCTGTGCAGTCTCTTATTCGCCTGCGTGTATAGCTCGTAGTTCCAGTTGAGACCAAACCACACAACGTGATTGCCTCCTTGCTGTAGATTAAGCCCGTAAGCTGATGACGCCGGATGCGTAAGTAATATATCTATCTTGCCCGCGTTCCAGTCATCTTCATCCTCTGTGGTCTTAAGCTCTCTTACAACTAGCCCTGTCTTGGCTAGTGCCTTCTGTAGTCGCTCTCTATCGTGCTGATAGTTATAAAAGACTAGTGCGCTCTTACCCGATGCGCTAAGGCTCTCGATAAGCTCCATAAAAGCCTCTATCTTGCACCCATGCACCTCGTGTACACTGTGGTCTTCTCCGTAGATTGCGCCGTTACCTAGTTGTAGTAGCTTGTTTGATAGTGCGGCCGCACTCGTAACTGTTACTTCGTCGTCCGGAAGTTCAAGTACCATCTCTCGCTCTAGCTCTCTATAGGCTTTTGCAGCTTTAGGATCTAACTCAACTGGTATTTCGTGCATGATGCAGTCTGGAAGTTCTAGGTAGTCGCTAGCCTTCATGGATACGCATATGTCCGATATAGCGGACAGTATCGCCTCTTCTGACCCGTGCTTAACGCTGTACTTGTACACGATGCCGTTGTGCCTAGGCCCTGCATCGAAGTATCTCTCGCGAAATCCTGCATACCTTGTGCCTAGCCTTGCGCCCTCATCCAGGAGATACAGCTGAGCCCATAGGTCAGCCAGTCCGTTAGGTGAAGGTGTACCCGTCAGCTCTACAATTCGCTTAATCCTCGGTGCCATCGCAGATAGTGCCTTGAACCTCTTCGCCTTATGACTTTTAAAGCTAGATGACTCGTCGATGACTACCATGTCAAATGGCCAATCATTCTTGTAAAAATCGACTAGCCACACCACATTTTCGCGATTGATGATATAAATATCAGCTGTCTCGTATAGTGCCCTTATTCGCTTTTTTTCGCTGCCTAGTACCCTGCTGATGCGTAGGCACTTCGTATGATCCCACTTGTCTTTTTCCTTTGACCACGTACCCTCCGCAACCTTCTTAGGTGCGATAACAAGCACCTTGGATACTGCGAAGCGGTTATACTTAAGCTCCTTGACTGCTGACAGCACTATCGAAGTTTTGCCAAGTCCCATATCTAGGAACAGCCCTAGCCTAGGTGTGTCAATAATGCGATTAATGCAGTGCCTTTGGTATTCGTGTGGCTTATATTCCACCTCGTATCACCTCCCAAGTCTTCGCTCAAGTCTGTATGCTGCGGTCTCTAGTCCGAACTCTAGGAAGAAGTCCCGAACCTCTGCCAGCCCATGCAGCACTCTTACTGTCTGCCCTAGTTCAGCAATCCGTCTGCACTGTAGCTCTTGTAGTTTTGACAGCTTTCCTGTGTCCGTCTTAAGTTCGACAAAAACTATTTGTCCTCCGGGCAACATCGCTATTCTGTCAGGCACACCGTCATTTCCTGGGCTCGTGAACTTATATGCTTTGCCTCCCGCTCTCTTAATCTCTGCCGTGAATAATTTCTCTATGTCTTTCTCAAGCATTTTATGCCTCCTCAAACTCGTCAACTGACAACTCTATTACGCGTATATAGGGTTAAAATATAGGATTTATAGAATTTATAGGATTTATAGACCGTATTTACTCTATATTTTTTATCTCTTATAGGTTTTTGGTTGACATAGTTGACAAATAGATATAATTATTAGTTTTTCAAGGGTTTAGCGTCAACCGCAAGCGTCAACTTGCGTGTCAACTCTCTTTTTGCGGTTGACGTCGCTTTGTCAACCGTTTTTGTTGTCAACCGCTCTTTTTACTAAATGGTTGACGCCCTTTTGAACCCTTTTTGTCTCCCGTGCGGACCACATCTTATGTTTGTTCTGACCTTTTCCCAACCAGGTATCTTCCTTAATACTCTTGCTATCTCGTTCCTATTTTGCGGCTTAAGATACTTAATATCGCCGTTAAGACACTCAGCCCATATCTGTGCTATACACACTCTGTCCATTGGTTCAAGTTCGCCCTCATATGCTGCGTTACCGTTTAGGAACATCCTGCGTTCCTGCACCGTCATATCTAGCCAGTTAGTAGGCACTTTAGTCTCAAGGTAATCTCGTATGTTACCTTCAAGCGCGGAGTAGTCGCTATGTTCGTCTTGCACTTCCATAGCTATTGCCTCTATCTCTCGAGGTAGGAAGAGTTTTTCGCCTAATAGATAGTACGCGTAGGCTTCCGCCCATATCTGGTCTACTTCGCCCGGAAGATCATCCCACACCGATTTAGTTGGCTCATAGTCGCCTACATCAATAGGCCAAAATCTGCGATTTCCCGTGTCATCTTTTAAGAACTCAACCTCGTTAGATGTCCCGAAGAAAACGCATCTACGGGGGTATCTAGCTGTTCTGCGCCCATATGGTGCGCGGTATATGTCGTCCAACTTGGATAGGAACTGCTTAACTGCATTAACCTCTTGTCTGTTCATAGCGGTTAGCTCTCCTACCTCGACCACCCATACGCCTTGTAAGAGCTCTGCTGCCTCTTTGCCTTCGAACGTGGTTAGTGAGTCACTGAACCATGCTTTACCTATAGTAGATAAGAACGTACTCTTACCTATTCCTTGCGGTCCTGCCAGTATCGGCATGTAGTCGTACTTGACAAAATCCTTCATAGCTCTAGTAACTGCTGCGCATAGTGACTTACGCATAACCGCCCTTGTGTACGGGTTGTCTTCTGCGCCCAGGTAGTCGATAAGAAGTGTGTCTAGTCTCTTCACACCGTCCCACTTGAGACCCTTAAGGTACTTCCTAACGTCGTTGAACTTGTGCTTGCCCGATACAATGGTAAGCGCATTACTGAGTAAGTCCTTGCCTTTGATGTCGTAGTAGAGCTCCATATAGTTCGCATAATTAGCATCGTCGTTATCCGTCCATGGTCTCTGATTGGTTCCCTTATCCCAAGGTAGTGCTCCTAGTACGACGCCTTGATTGGCGAACTCGTCAATAGCTATCTTGTCCTTAAGTAATGGGTCGTGTTCGAGTATCATTACAGCATTGTTGATAGTCTTCTTAATCTGTCCGCCAGAGTCTAGTGCGAGCTTCGATATCCAATCAGTATCGATGTCGTTTTCGTTAGTAGGTAGTAGGTTATCTTCCTTAAATGCCTCGTTAGCCGCCTCAATACGCTCCCTAGCCATGATATCGGTTACAGCCTTATCATTAGCTGCTAGAGTCTTCATAGCGAGGTATGACGGCATTTTAGCAGTAGGTGTACCCTCTTTCGCGTCGTCGTCTCTATCGCCATACATATGTAGCCTTACGAGGTCCCATGCGTTGACAAGCTGTCCGCTGCATGGGTCTGTAGCATGATGAGAGAAGAGGAAGAGGTCACCGTCGTATATAACTGCACCACCTACTGTACTACCGCCTGTGTAGGTGTAGCGTCCTGGGTCGTCGGTTGCCTCATACATACCAGGTATGAACTTCTCCATTGCCTCCTGTATGCTGTAGGTCCTGCAGAACGCTCCTACTATGCCGTGCTTGGTCGTTGGGTCTTCTTGCTTCGCAAGTCTCCTCTTTTCAATTGCATCTGCGCCGGGTATCTGTGGCCAGGACGATATGTCGTGCCAGTCTTCATATAGGGCGAGTATGCCCTTCCCGGAGCAGAACGCATTATCGTATATCTCACACACGTACTGACTGTCGCTTGAGCAGCTAGGCCAGTACATGAGACGAGATGCCTCGAACGTAGTCGGGTCGCAGTACACTAGACCTATCATCTCTGCTAGCTTGCGAGCAATCGGCTCGTACTCGTCCGCTGTTACTGTCTGGTCAAGTGGGATAATGACTCTTAGCCTTGGTGAGTAGTCGCTATGCTTACGCGTACTGTAGACAGCTGCAGCGCAGCCTAGTGATCCGACGCGCTTAAGGATGTCATTAGTACCGCCTCTAGGTACGTTGTCGAGGTCGAGAGTGACAAGGTCGCGCCCTGTCACTGCATCCGCCTTACGGCGACCTCCTGCGAGGCTGCCCCCGACAAAACCTCCGACGTCTTTTAGTTCGTCTTGCTTGGCCTTCGTGTAGCCAAGATACTCCTGCAGTGTCTCCTTGGACTTAATCGGTGTCCGGAGCTTATCGCAGTATTCCGACCACATTAGACTGCCAGTTACCCAGTTAATGGATTTACGACTGCCTGCGGTCGCTATTGTAATTTTTCTATCGTTAATCATGAGTGTTAGTCCTTCATGTAGTAGTTTGATTCAAAACCTGCGCCAGATAGTGGGAGCCCTTCCGCCCATGGTATCGGCTCGGCGAATATTGCGTTAACATCATCGAGCTTATCTTCTAGCTCTGCCTCTATGACGATCTCGTCGTGTATGTGCATAACGGGCTTGTAGCCGGCAACTATGCACCTATGCAGTGTTATCTCTAGGCAGTCTCTAGCGATTGCCTGTACAACGTTCTCTATGAGCTTGCCTCCGTACGTCTCTTGCGTCTCCCACTTCTTACTAGATTGGTTAATACCCTTGTACTCGATTGACGGATGACCCCATCTGTTAGTGCCTAGCCCAGGCGAGCAGTAGAAGAGCTTGCGTCCGGAGGGAAGTTCTATAGTGAAGTAACTTAGCACATTGATGATGTCTAGTTCAGACCTCAAGGTAAGTCCGTTAAGGTAAGTGGTATCACCTGTATCTATAGTGTGTATAGCGAGCTTGTTCATCCTGTCCCATAGCTGAACTATGTTAGGGTTAGCTGCGCGCCACTTACTCACGATATCGGGAAGTTCGTCCTCCGGGATTCCCATATTAAGGGCCCCCATCTGTATTAGTGCATTAGAGCTACCTTGATAACCGAGCGCTAGTGTGGCAACCTTGCCCTTTTGTCTTAAGTCGCCATTAACTCCATGCTTCTCGACCGGAACACCGAACATCTGCGATGCGGTAGCGCAGTAGATATCACCGCCCTTTTTAAATACATCTAGTACCCAGTTCTCACCAGCTAGCCACGCTATTACACGGGCCTCTATGGCGCTGAAATCGGATACAATGAACTTCTTACCGTCTGCCGGGATAAAAGCGGTTCTAATGAGCTGTGAGAGTGTGTCCGGAACATTTCCATATATCAGCTTGAGCCCTCTGTAGTTCGATGCCTTTACAAGCTCCCTTGCCTCGTCTAGTGTCTTAAGGTAGTTACGAGGTAAGTTCTGTACTTG